GGTCCACCAGGGACAGTTCCGCCACCTTGGTCTTACCGTCCTTACGGCCGGTGATGACACCATTCATCGCCTTGCCGCTGGGGTCCGGCTGGATGTCCGGCCAACTCACCCCGATGCTGTAGTCCTTGAGCGCGCCGGTCCGGACGAGGTGTTTGGCCACCGGCTCACTCACCAGCGACCGCACGTAATGGCCGTCGGCCGTCAGCTCGACGCCTAGACCCACACCAGCCGGGTCACGCTTGGCCTGGTGCTGCACCCGCAGATTGCCGCCGGTGTCCAGCCATTCCTGGAGCGCCTTCCCGGACCAGTCCGGATCCACGATCTGGAGATCGGAATCCACGGTGCCATCGGTGGCCTTGCCGTAGACCACGATGTCGGGCGTGCCGTCGGCCGGGTTGACGGTGTCGGTGTCCTCGTGCTTCTCGATGGGGAACGAGAAGTACGTCAGCTCTGCGCTGTCGACGGGGGTGAGGGTAGTGGCCACACGGACGTCCTTCCGCTGGGGTCTTTGTCGTCGCGGTCGTCATCGAAGGGGACATAGGCCAAGGTGCGCGGCACCCATTCGGTCCCGGTGTCCAGGACATAGCCCACGTCCGTGAAAACGGTGTCGTGCTTGAGATGCACGGTGATGCCGGATTCTCGGCACGCGTTCAGAGCGGCAGCGACATCACGAAGCAGCAGGGCCGCACGACGTCGCTTGCCTTTACCCATTACCGGGATCGTCGCCCTGATGTTCTTGGTACAGATGCGTTTCGTCCCACGGACCGGTATCCCGTGGCACATCACCGATGTAGGCCGTCACCGGCCGCTTCAGTTGCTGCCAGGCCATCACCCGATGGTGACCGTCCACGATCTTCAGCTTGCCGGTGCCGCGTGGCGTGCGCACCAGAATCGTCGGATTCACGTGCTCACCGGCCCGGATCTTGTCCACGAAGTGCTGGACGCGGTCATCCTGGTGATGCGCCGCCCAGGAGTCTTCGTCTCCGAAATCGATCTCCTCCAGCGGCACATCCTGTGGACCGGACCACTTCGTGGCCAAGACCCAGCCCAGCCCTTTCAGGTCGAAGTTCCGAGCGAGCTGGCGCAGCACATCGCCGGCCGGTCCCTGACCGAACGCGCGGCCCAGCGTGGAGAACAGATCCTCCGCCTTGTCCGACTGCGTGGTGATCGCATTCAGCACGCGGTCCAGATCAGCGGCCAGTTCCGTCCGGATCACCGGACTGCCCGGCAACTCATCCGGATTCCACCAAGCCAGCGCCTCGATCACGTCACCGTCCGGATCATCCGGGTTGACCACCCGGTCACGGCCTTCGGAGATCGGGACGTCGGACTCGTGATCCACGCGGAGCACGAACCCCTGATAGACGCCGTTACTGCTGACCCAGCCGGCTGACCACTGGCCGACCGGCAACACGACGCCGGTCTCCTCCTGCCACTCCCGCCGCGCGGCCGTGGCCGCGTCCTCACCGTCGGGGTACGCCTCGCTGGTGTCCTCCAGGCAACCGCCGGGGAACTCCCACTGTCCCGCCGCCGGGTCCGGTGCGTCGGTACCCATTCGGTCGGAGACCGACGTGGTGTCATCGCCATGGCTGATCGAGCCGTCGGCGTGCTGCCAGCCGTTGGACTCATCCCAGGCGATCGGCATCCCACAGGTGCAGTGCGTGGGGTTGACCGCGCGCTGGAGCATCAGCACACGGCCGGTGTCACCAGCCACCACGGCGACGCCGGCCGCGATCGGCCGCGCTTGTTTCGTTGTGGTGCGAATAGCCCAACGGGTGCATACATGGTCCGGCTCGATATGGCCCAGCACTAGATCACAGTCGTGTGGTGGCTGGAACATCGCGCAGGTGCCGCACCGCCGCGTGGTCGAATCGGTCGCCCGGTAGTCCACCGTGTCCGGTGCGATCTTGACGCGGTCGGCCTTCCCGGTCGTGCCCGGCGCCCGTCCACGGTCGTTGGCGTTGCCCGGTACCGCGCCGCCCGGCGCCTGACCGGTCCCGTGGCCGCCTGCCGGCCAGCGGTCGGCACCGTTGGTCGGATAGGGCTCCTTCGAGCGCGTGTGCACGTCTACAGACCGTCCGGACCCCGTTGTTAGTCCGTCGTTGCCGCCCTGGATCGACTGGGTCTGTCGTCGGTCGGACAAATCGTTCAGACCACCCTGGTAGCCGTTGGCCACCGGCGTGTCCCAGCGCGGAGGCTCACCGCCGGGCGATGATCCCGGCACGCCGCCGGTCACCGCGACGTCGGGCGGTGCCTGCGTACCGTCGGCCCAGTGCCGGACCGGCGACTGGCCACCTCCGCCGGCCGCGTTCGGTTCGGCGTCGTCTTGATCGGTCCAGAGCACTTCGCCGGTCAGCGGGATGGTGCGGCGTACGGCCTTGCTGGTGTCCTCTTCGTCCGATCCGTCACCCTCATCGCCGCTGTCACCGCCCTCGTCCGAACCATCGCCGCCCGCATCGTCTTCGAGCTCATCGACGCTGTCCGCCTCATCGTCGGACACGTCCTCCGCGCCACTGCTGCCGATGCGCACGCCGCCGATCGCCGCCGGTGCTACGACACAACGGCACGCCGGATGCTGCGGAGGTGACTGCGCACCGCTGGTGAAGCTGTCCCCGATCGGGATCGCGCCCTCGTCCGCGTTGGCCTGGCACAGGATGCAGACGTCATTGGACGCCGGCACCCAGATCACTTCCGTGATGCCGCTGGAGCGGTAACGATTCACCGAACCGGCGCTGACCAGGCGGGCCACTTCGGTCCGGGCGATCATGTCCGCCCGTGCCGGGCTGGCCACCAGATCCCGCAACCGCCGCGCCAGGCTGCCCGTGGAATCGCCGCCGGCCACCGCGCTGCGGATCTCGGCCACGGCCTGCTCCATGTCGGTGTCCGCGATGGACTTGATGTCCGCCACGCCCTGACCCTGAAGCAGTTCCTGGAACGCCTCCACACTGTCGGCCAGGTCCGCCGACTCCGGATCACCCGGCGTCCACTCGCCCCAGTCCACCGGCAGCGAGCCCGCCACACCAGCCCGCGCGCCCACGGCGGCCGTGGCCTGGATCATCGACTGGGCCGACCGGTCACCCAACACCCACGCCTCGCGCCACAGTGCGTGCAATACCGGCGTCAGTGCCTTGACCATCGCCTCACGGGCCGCGTTCAGCGCGGTGCCACCACTACCGACGATCGCGGATACCGCGTCCCGCAACGCTTTCGCCACACGTTCGACGTAGGTATCCGCGAGTTTCTGGTCTCGACTCCATCCAGGCCACACCGGACCCTTACGGGCTTTTGGGGCCGCCTCACCCTCTCCAGCCACGTCCAATGTGGTCATTCGAGCGAGGGTCACGGCCTGATCGATGTCCAGCCCGCGTGAGATGTTCTCACTGATCCGGGCCAGGGTGTTCTGCGGCACGTTCTTGGGCACCCAGGTGGTGATCAGTCGACCCTTGCGCAGATGCCGCGTCAGTGCTTCGAGTTCGGCGGTGACCGCCTTGGCCAGTCCTACCGTGATCGTGATCTTGTCGGTGGTCTTTCCGTTGCCGGTGGCGGGTTTGCTACTACCGTTCCCTGTGCCTTGCGCGTTCGACGCACTGGCGCCGCTGCGCGATCCACTGCCGCCGCGACCAGACACGGTGTCACTCGCTTGCGCCGCTTCGTGTCCTGGTGTGTGGCCGGTACCGGCCTGACCGGCGGCCGGTTTCGCGGGTGCCGCTGGTTTCGTTCCCGGCTTGGCCGGCGTGGCGCCGGGCTTGGGTGCCGGTTTCGCGGTGCTGCCTTGATCCGTACCGCCCACAGTGCCGCCGTGAACGTCCTGCTCCGCCTTCGGTTCGGCGGAAGTACCGTCGGTGATCGCAGGAGCTGCCTGGGTCGCTGCCACCTGCGCCACCTGCTGCTGAATCGAGAGATCGAAGGCCACCGGTCCGGTCTGGGCCAGGAATACCGGTCCACTGGTCTCCGGCAAGCCCCAGGGCTGGAGGTTGAGTTCGTCGCGCGCTTCGTCCACGCTGCGCAGGCCGTTGCTCACCTGTTCGATCAACAAGCCGGTGAGCTGTTCCTGGTCCTCTTCCTCCTGGAGTCCTTCAAAAATGAACTCCATGTCATCCTGCCCGCACACCACCTGAAGGATGGTGTTACAGATCTCGGACAGGTGCATCAGCAGCGGTTTCGTGCCCTTGCGGTCCGACGCGTTGGACGTCATCTTCGCCATCTGGTTGGACGCGCCCGGTGACACCGTCGTGCTGACCTTCGGTGTGATGCCCAGCTCCATCGGCATGACCTCGAACGCCATGCAGACCTGGGACATCACGATCTCATCGAACTGGTCGGCCAGTTGCGCGTCCCGCTGGGGCATGACCTTCGAGTTCGGCGGCAACACCAGCACCTTGTGGTGCCAGGCCGGGTCACCGGCGAACGCGTTGATCGCGTCCTGGAGTTCCCGAATCTGGTTGGGCGTCATCGATTCGTCGCCCGGGGACAGATAGATAGCCGGAACGGTCCCCTCCCGGAACCAGTCCAGTTGCCAGCCCTGCTTCTGCAATCCCGACATGATCGGGATCAGTGCGCGCTCCACCGGCGGGAACCCGTACGGTGTGAACCGGCGCGGCACCATCGGCAGGTACATCAACTGATCCGACCGGTACTGTCCCCACAGCGAATCAGAGATGCCTGATTCCTCGACATCGTGCCCGTCCACCATCTGCATCAGGTCCGAACGTGGCACACCGTAGAGGTACTGCTGGTAGGCCGGCGCTGGTGGACGCGGATAAGAGCCCCGGATGTCGTACAGCGGTCGGATCGTCGGTCCGCTGATCAACTCCAGGGAGTCCAAATCGGACCCCAACAGGCCACGCCTCATGCCCGCGCGTTTGCCGCGCTTCGGCCGGATGTGCAGTGACAGCGCATCGAATACGAACACTTCTTCCAATGCCGCGTCCACAAAGGACGACCAGGAGAAATAGTCCGGATCCGGCTTGCGGAAGAACTTCACCGCCTGCGCGCGGCGCTCGCCGAAGTCACGAAACCACTTCGCGTTGCCTTTGTTGGCTTTCGCCGCGTCGGAGGTGGGCATGATGTCCCAGTTCAGGGACCGCACTTCCGCCTTACGCAACTGGATGCAGGCACGCGCCACCGAATACAGATCGGCCAGGGTCTTCAGGGTGCCGAACGTGGCCAGCTTGACCCCTTCGGACCCCGGCTCTCCGACCGGCAGGTTCCAGCCCGGTTCGTACGGCGTGCGGCGTGGATCGGCGCGGCCGGATTCGGTCGGCGTGTCGACCGGCACCGGCAGGATGGGCGAGAACGGGCCGAACGCGCCCTGTGTGAAGGTGGACGCCGGCCGGGGCAGGAAGTTGCCGTAGGCACTGGCGTAGCCGTTGGCCACGTCCAGTTGCTGGACCAGTGGCGAGGTGGAGCCGAAATACGGCGCTGATCCCTGGGGACCAGGCGTCGGCCGACCGGCTGGAGCGGCAGCCTTCGCCGCGCTCAGAATCGATCGGGTCGACGCCACGTCAGGCCACCTCGTTTCGCCGGAGTTCCCGCTGGAGCGCACGCGCCAGCTTCTTCGTGTCGTTCTTGAGCTGCTTCCCCGACGACACGCCCAGCGTCCGGGCGATCGCGTCCCAGGACAGTCCGCGTTCCTGGGCGTCGTTGATCAGTGCCAGACGCAACAACGCCGTGTGTTGCGCTTCGGTGAGCGCGATCGTCACGCAGGTACCAGGAGCATGAGCAACGACACCACACCAGCGGCCATGGTCGCGACTACAGCGAACAGCCGAACGCGCTCCGGAACGACGTACACGGCACCCGCGAGAATCACGCCACACGCCAGGGCAACGGCCGCGATCCATTCCGCGTGGGTCATGTCGGCTCCTTCCCATCCTCGTCAACGTCTTCCGCCACGTCGGCCACGAACACGATGCGGCTGGTGTCCCACTGGCCATCCGGCCAGAACGAGAACTCGGTGACGATGCCGTCACCGTTGACCTTGCCGGCCGCCAGACGTGGACAGGCCGGTGTGCTGGCGCCAACATGCAGGCCGGCGCAGAACGCGCACATCTTGCCGGCGCTGACCAGCTCCCCCGCGTCGCGCTTCTCCTGGTCGGTCAACGCGGGCCGGGCAGCAGCCGGCAGCGCTGACGTCGCCGCCGGTGCCAGCAAGTGCTGCGCGGTGCGGATCGTGTCCCGGGCCGCCTGGTCCAACGGATTGACGGTGTAACCCCGGGGCATCGTCATGCGGCCTCCAGCGACGCGTTGCAATGTGGACACTTAC